GTATGGGGTTGACAATTCTGATAAGGGAGTGGGTAAAGCCACAACATACGCATACAAGTATTTAATAATGAAGTTATTTTTACTTGAAGTTGGCGAAGCAGAAGATTCAGAAAACGAAAATCCTGTTGCCACTAAACCAAAACAAGAAAAAAAGGAGCATTCAATATGAGTGAAGTAATAATAAAAGCTACTCTATTTAAGAACGAGTACAAAGAGGAAGGTGACTCTAAACCTGACTATCAAAATAAAACAATCTGTTATCCTGATGATGTTCTACAGGAAGATATAGTTCTTAAAAAAGGACAGGCATACAGTATCGCTTTATGGAAGGGTGATAAAGGTAGTCTCTCTGTAAGAATACAAGAGGCATATAAAAAACCTGAAGAACAGACTCATCAACCTAAAGAAGAATCTGCTCCAGTAGATACTTCTAGTTCGGACATTCCGTTTTAATGACCTTGATAGTTTTAACAGCATTAGAGTTATTAGTTTTATTACTAATAGCTTTAATGGTGTGGGCAATAGGCGATCAGTTGAGTAAAAAAGATGAGTAGATTTGATAATTATATAATAGATTATTTAGAAGGGAGAGAATTTTTGAAAAAACATACGAAAGTTTTTATGGATTATTGGGGATATGACATTCCTGAAGATGTGACTTGTATGGTCTGTTATAGTCCTGCTGTTGACCTTCATCATATTCAAGGTAGGGGAATGGGATCGAGTGATAACAAAGACCACCCAACTAACTTAGCGAGTTTGTGTAGAGCTTGTCACGAAAAAACAGCAAGTAAAAAATTCAATGCTTTTGTTTACACAAAGTTATTAGAACGCATTATAGATAAGGTGGAAAAAGATGGAAGGATATAGTCCTGAATTTATTGCTAATGCAAAAGCAGAAGCAGTAAAAAATTATCGTGATGCTAAAAGGCATTATGATAGGTCTGCAAGAACTAAAGATCATATCTACGATACTGCTTATTTAAAAATATTACATGGTTCAAATGAAAAAGTGACTGTAGAAACTGCTAAAGCCAAAGCAAGACAAAGCGAAGATGTATTAGCTTGTAATGTTGCTTTAGATGAAGATAGAAAAAAACTAGATGATGCTTTTGTAGAATTAGAAAGAATAGAAACAAAGATACAAATGATCTTAGATCAGAACGCACTAAAGAGAACTGAAATGAAACTGGGGAGTATTTTGACATGAAGAATATTGAGGTTAAAAAAACTTGGAATGGAAGAATATCTCTAAGAGATTATATTGTGGAAACACAAATAAGAAAAAAAGAACCTGTTAGGGTTCTTTATAAATCAGATCAGATGATTTTATCACCTGAACAATTAGAAAAAAGAGATTACATGACTGAATGTATCTCAAGATATACTGGAAAGAAATACAAGCTATATGATTATGTATGGAAACCACAAGACAATAGACAAGGGGAATTAATATAATGAAAGATAAAATGATTTATTACTACAAAGATTTAGGGCAAATCTTTGGGAAACACGAAAGAACTATGCAACGATTGATAAGTAAGATAAGGTTAGAGAACCCTAAAAATCAATCTTTGAATCGTTGGATAGGCAGTAGTTGGTACTGCACACATAATGATTTAGAGGAGGTATTTAGGTTATGCTCAAAGTCGGAAAGCGAAAAGACGGAAGAAGTCCATTCTACTACATAAAAGGAACGCACCATTATTTTAAAGTTAGATACTGTATTTCTTTTATAACTCCTTTAGGAATTATTTGTGATCTACCATAGAGATCATCTGAGTTGTCATGGTCTTTATCACCTGAAATAATTACATATTCAGAATTTTCCTCCATAAGAAAACCAAGTGAATCTATAGTACAAAGTTTACTATCTAATAAATCATCTTTGGTCTGCCAAGTGGATAGACTACATTCGTTAGTATCTAACCAAATGACATTGACCATAGGAGGAGTAGGCATTATTTCTTTTTCTTCTTCTTTTTCTTCTTCTTAGGGAAACCAGCTTTCATATTAGCATAAGCCTCATCACTGATTGTGCTATTCTTTTTTGATCTGCTTGTTCCAGCTTTTTTTCTTTTATTAATGTTTCTGTAAAGTGACATTATTTACTCTTCTTCTTTTTCTTTTTATCTTTTTTCTTATCTTCGTTTAGTTTCTTTAATCCTTTAGATGTATAAGGATATGACTTTCCTTTGTATGTTGGCATATTATTCTCCTAACAGTTCCACATTCTACGAGACCAATAGTTTGCAGATAGTTTATTATTTTTACCTTTGATCCCACCTGATCTCGCACAATAAGATTTTTTTCGTGCAGGTGAGTTCTTCTTGATGCTCATATTAGGATCACCAAAGTTAATCTTTTTTACTTTGTCACCATCTTTTACGAACACCTTGAATTTTTTTACATCGCCCTTCATGGGTTTATTCAGTTTGACTGTTCTACCCTGATACTTCGCCACTACTGACTCCTAAAGAACTTAATTCCACCTTTTCTTGTTTTTCTAATTGATCTACAAACGATTGATCTTGTGAAGATGCGTAATCAGCTTTTGCTTTTTGAAATGCAATCACATCATCTACTGTTATCTTTAGTTTTTCTTCTCTAAGTTGAGCATTCTTCTCTGCCCAGTTGTCTAGTCGTTCATTTAGAAACTTAATATGGAAATTTTTTTCTTCGTTGTCTTTTTTGACTTCTCTTAGTTCTTTTTTAGTTTTGCGTAGTAATGCTTCTACTTCTTTGACTGTACTCATTTAGATACCCCTGACTTTTTTTCGTAAGTTCTTAATGCTCCCATACCTAAAAGTGCCATAACTAAAGGCATCAAAGTACCCATATCGAGTTCAGGTAAAGGTGCAGTCTCTAAACTAAATGTTGCAATAACAAACATTAAGAATTGTTTTAAAACATATTCCCAAAATATAGCTAATGCACATGACATACCTATTAATGGTCGCCATGATCTTTGCAACATACCTGATAAACCACCAGCTACTGACTTAGCATCAGCAAGGTTAATATCAGATTGTGCTTTGTTTATCTGTGCTTCAATTTCTTTTAATTTAATTTTAGCTTGTGCTTTTTCATCTTCAGAAGTGTGAAGTGAATCTATTATTCCACCAACATTTTTTACAAGATCGCCACCTAATAATTTACTTAACATTAAATACTCCTCATAATTTCTGCTAGTTCGTTTGCCCTATTGGGTGTTTGTTTTGCCCACCTACTATCGAGCATTTCTGAACTAGCAGATTCATAATCACACTTATTTAAGTGGTATCGAAAGTTTTTAAATTTAAGTAATCGTGGCAATCCTAGTTGAAAAGCCATATTAATAACACACCCAAAAGCACGAGGATCAATACTTTCGCTTTTGATGAAAGTCTCTGCATCATTGGTAGCTTGTTTAAAGTCTCGTTCAAAGAACTCCATAACTTTTGCATCATCATATTCTACTCCTTCCTGTAAATCGTCTGTAGGTAAAACTAAATGTCCAACTCCAAAAGTGGCGTTGCCTAGATGGTCTAAGTACACCTTGTTAATTTTTCCTTCGTGTTTAATAATTTCTTCTTTTATTTCTTCGTACATTCTATTAGTTTCTCCAAATACCATTTTGCTTTTTCTAAATCTTCAAGTCCGTTTTTGTGTTTATGTCTTACTACATACTTCACAATGTTGCCTTGAAAGTAATCGAGTTTAAATTCTGCTATAAAGTCTGACACTTGTATCTTTGTGCCTATGTAATAAGAGGGGTTGATCTTATCTTTAGACTTTTCCATTCCACCTCCCATTATCTTCTAATGTCATGGGAATTAATTGAGGAATACCATTTAATATAACTGCACACCCAAGAGTAGGTCTGCGAATATTAACTCTTGAATAGGCAAAAGCTAATGAATGTTTATCTATTAAACAACCAATAGTCATTCCCCACCTGAGTTTCTCAGGCGAATTCCAGTACCCTAATTTGAAATCCGTATGGTAGTGACCTTGTATAAAATTATATCCAATGGACATAGATGATTTAACAGGATCTTTATTCATGTTATGGCAAAAATAATACTCACCATATTTGTCTTTAATGATTAATCTATCGTGCCACTTCCAATTTGTATGATCTACTCCTAAGACATCTGCGTATTCTTTAATAGCTTGTCTTGGAAAGCCATGATGTTTTCTTTTTCTATAAACAAGAGAACCATGATTACTATGAAGTAAATCCATTTTAGGAAATAACTTTTCTAGTTTTTTGATTTTGTATTGTGCTAATTCTAATTCTTTAGTGGCACTTGGTAAATCAGGATCAGAATCATGGAAGGACAAAGCCGAGTAATCAACTTCATCTCCAATGTTTACCACTCTTGAAAATTTATATTTTTTGCTAATAGCTTTTAAGAAAGAATAGCTATCAACATGAGAATATGGCTCATGCAAATCCGAAATCGCTAAGATATTCGACATAAGATTATCCTTTCAAATTAAGATAAAATTGCAAGTTTTAAATATTTAAGTATTTTTAATTATTTTAGTAGTGCAAAATGTAGTGACATAAGTATCAGGTATTTGCGTTAATTCTTTAGCTAATTTTATAGATGCTTCTCTACATTCTTCTTTTGTATTATAAGACACATCATAAATAATATTCTGTACGCAAGTTTGCTCTAATGATGTTATGGGATTTTGGACACATAACCAAAAAATAAGAAACATTTTCATAGCTAGTTGCCATTAAGGTACTTTTCAATCCATATAATCTTTTCTTTAATAACAGCTATATCTTGTTGCATTTCAGATATTGTATTTGCTTTTGTTTCTACAGCTTCGAGGCGTTCACTCCACATACCCCAAGTCATAGCTAATGATGTAAGGATCACTAGGTAAGGTAATACTGTTTTTATATCAAAGTTCATTTAGACCATTCCACTTTAAATTCTGATCCTTTTGAATCAGAAATGCTCATGGTTTGTTTTTCAGAACCCCATACATGATTTTGTAGTTTAGAGTTTTTGTGGTGATAATTTTTTTGAATAATCTCAATTAACTTAACTTCTGTCATAGTAAGTTTTTTATCTTGTGCTTTTTTATAAGCATCTTCTAAAATCTTATCTAACTTTTCATGGTTAAAAGTTATTTGATCGCTTTGTGCTACCCTATATAAAGTTTGGTAATTCTTTTCGTTTAGCCATTTACGAAGTGTTGTCCAACTGACATCAAGTTCTTTAACACACTCCCTCGTAGTTTTTCCTTCAGCTACAAGTTCCATAAGTTTAGCCATGATGCTTTGTTTATATTTTGCAGGGCGATTACCCTGTTTATTTACTACTTCTGTTGTCATTATTTTACCTTTGCAGACATATTGTTAAGTGGATTGTCCAATGCCTTGTTAATTTTTAATTCTAAATCATTCTCAAGTTCTTTTATCATTTCTTCAAACAATCTAAGTTCTTCTCTAGTGTTATTCTTTACAGAATCAACAAGTGCCTCTGTGTGTCTTGAGTCTTTTTCAAGCTGACGGACATCACTTTTAAGGTCGTCTTTAAGTTCTTTTGCAGTAGAAGCCACTAGGTTTACTTCTTCTAAAATCATACTTATTTCAGATTGTATCATGGTAACTTCTTGTTGTATTAATTCAATTCTTTTATCAAAATCAGAAAGATCAGGTGCTACAAAAGACTCTATCTTTTCTTCCATATCAATATAGCGTTTGTAAACTTCAAAACCTCCATACAGAAATCCAACAAATGTAGATAAGCCAATTATTAATGGAATAATTTTACTTTTACCTTTGACTTTTACCCCACCAAATTCTAGTTCTGCCATTGTGCGTTTACCATTTCATCTATTGTTTGTTGTTGTGCCATATCAAACAATATTCCATAATTATCCTCTATTGTTTTATTTAAGTATTCGTTAACATTTGTATCAACAATAGTTGATTGGGTGTCAAAAAATGTTTTTGTATTGCCTAATATTTGCATGACAATTAGTGTTTTCATTTGGTTTGATTCGTCATACCTAGCTTTATCATCAATCTTTTTAACTATTTTAGTAGCTGCTTTTTCTTTAGAGGAAGGTTCTTTTACAGGTTTTTCAGTTTCTTCCTGTTGTACTTCTTCTTGTTCGGTACTATCTTCTGCTTCCACAGAGGGTTCTTCAACAGCTTCGCTATTGGGTTCTGTTGTTTCTTCTTCAGGTTGCTCATTAGAAGTTTCTTCTACTTCAGGTTCAGGTATCTCAAGATCCATTTCCATTTCAATTTCTAATTCAAGTTCTAATTCTGTTTGTGCCTCAACTGTTACTATTTCAGGTTCAGGTAAATCTATTTCAAAGTCTATTTCAAATTCTTGTATTTCTAATTCTACAGTTTCGTATGAAACTTCTTCAGTCTCAGGTTCTATGGGAGTAAAATCAATTTCACCATCATCAAAACTAATATCGTTATATTCAAATACTTCTTCAACAAATTCTATTTCTGTAGGATCAAAAATGTTGAGGTAATAAATTTCTTCTAAGGTAGTAATCTGTTGTGTAACTATGGTGTTTATTACATTGTAAAATACATCAACAGTAACATCATCAAATAAAGGACCAATAGCTAGGTTAATATCCCTACCACCTACTTCAATAGTAAGTTTATTTAAAACACCACCGAAATCGAAACTCCCATTGTATGACTGATGTCCACTAGCGACACCAGTTTCAGACAAGATGTCAGTTCCTTGAAAGACTGTGTTGCTTCCATTAATTCCTGTAATGTGCAAGTAAATTCTATCCTGAGCATCTTGTTTATCTACTTCTATTGAGTATTTGACTTCTCCACCATTACTAATATTTAATTCAGAAATATCGACAGTTTGTATGAATGTTGTTCCCATACCATCAACTCCCATGTTAGAAGTTGTGTTTCCACTTCCTGTAATCATAGCACACTTATCAGTACCTAATCCATAACAAGAATTGCCACTTGGCATTGACGCACTACCTTGACCACCCCAATCAATATCCATATCTCCTTCTTTAGAAGATGAAACATATCCGTTAGATCCATCTAAAATATCGTTTGAGTTTTCGTTAGTGACAGTTTCAGTTGTGGTTGTGACAGTAGTAGTTGTTGTTGTAACTATTTCTGTACCTAAATCTTCTTCAGTTATTTCAACTTGTGTATCTTCAGTAATAGTGACACTAGGATCACAAAGACCTTCGTGGTCAATTAAACATTCTGCTTTAGAATATGAGGAGACCAGTAGTAATAAGGAACAAAGTCTTATAAAGTGCAATATGACCGACATCACTTAACTCTCCCTCTACAGGTTTACTTGCCTGTATATATTCAGTTTTATATTTACTTCCGTCAGGAATTTCATCAGGATTATCAGTCCAGTATTCAGAAGCTTCTGCTCCAATTAAACCCTTAACAGGGCATGGAGTTCCTGCATCTGTCATCGCTGTCCATACACGAGGATCTTGACAAAGAATAGACACAGCCGCAACTTTCATTCCATAACCATACATAGAACGACTAAGTTTGAGTTTTTGGCATAGTTCATCATCTACTAAAATTCCTGTAGCTACACCTAAAACATTATTTTGGACACTTCCGCCAATTCCAATTTTACAAATATCAGAATTTGAATTTGGAATTACTGGTGCATTTGCTGTAGGTGGGGTTGAATTTGTTACAACTGTTGAACTTACAGTATTGGTTTCTGATTTAACCTCTG